AGATTATTGGATATGAATTTGAGATCAATCCAGCTGTAACTACTGCTCAATTTCATCCTATTGGAGTAAATGTAGATATTCACTTTGATAGAACTGGCTCTGGTTTTGACATGAATGACATGACTGCATGGGCGATTAACTCTACTCATGAGGGCAATGGAATCATTCAGAATTATAGCATTCTATCTATATACTCTAGTGCAGGAGTTGGAGCTAACACTGGTACAATTACCAATCTTACAGCAATGCCAATAACTAGTAATGTCGGCGCTGGCTTTACTGTTGATAACCTAATGGGGATTAATTTTAATTCTGTAATAGATCCAACAGCCGCAGTAGATCATGGGACACTACTCACAGGAGGCGTAACTGGTAGTTTTACAAATAACTATACAATCTTAAACTTAGGACTAACAGGCGATGCAGCAGGAGGACTTACTCTTTTTAATCTGTATCATAATGGAACCACACCATCTGGCCATGTAAATGGTATAAACCTAAGCCTATCTAATGCTTCAGATACAACTGGTAAGTCTTTATTCAGTGGTCAACTAGGCGGAGGAACCTCATCTGGAGGAGGTAGATTCTTTGAATTATCTGCTGGCAATGGTGACTATGGTAACTTTATTGGAGCTAACTTCAATCATAGTTCTATTACATCTACTGGGGAAACATGTATTAATATCGGCAAGTCTTCTGCTGATACTCAAAACTATATAGGTATTAATTATGGAACTAATGGAGATGCAACCAGTTCGTTTACTGGTATCTTAATGTCTTCTTATCCAACATCTACACAGAATTATAATGGATTAGTCATATCTCCAAACGGAGGAACTGCTAGTAATTCTGTGTTTGGGATAAATGTAAGCATATCTAATATGGGATATACTGGATATGGATTCCCATCTGCAATTCAGTCTAATGGAGGATCTTTAGTAGCTAATTATGACGTAGAAACAGGTGCTGTTACTACATTCCCATTAGCATTATTCTCACTGCACAACTTATCTACTAACTTTAAGATAACGTCCGGATCTCCATTAGTAGCAGCAGGACCACTTACTCCTCCTTTTGGATTTGGAAATAACTTCTCATCTACATTCTGGTTTCAAGATGATTATGATGCAGATTTTACAGGAGCTAGGATTGGTTATTCATTAATGGGCTCGTTAGGACAAGTAGCGGGAGATCTAGGTAAAACTGCAGATACATTTAATCTAATGCTACTTGGAGCTTCTATTCCAAGTTTATCTACAGGTGGAACAATTACAGATGCATCTGGATTAAGAGTAGTCGGAATAGTTCCAGATGGTGGCGGCGGTACTTTAGCAATAACTAATCTATATGGAGTAAAGATTGATTCCATATTTAGCTTGGGTGGGCCTTCCAATGCTTGGGGTATATTTGTAGATGATGCAAGTGCTGAAAACTACTTTAAGAAATCAGTCATTATTTCTGACTCACAAAACCAAGTGTCTAACTCTAGTGTGGCCTTAGAAGTAAAGTCTGCAAAAGCATTCTTACCTCCCAGGCTTACTACAGCAGAAAGAAACGCATTGACGCCTTTGGCTGGTATGTTCATATTTAATACTGATGATAACGAATTACAGTATTATGACGCAGTAGCAGTAGCTTGGCAGTCTATTGTTATTAGCGCTTAAGGAGATTAAATGAACGATACAGAAAAAGCTTTCGACATTTTATACAAAGCAACGTCAACGCTTAGCGCAAATAGAGAAGTACATATGCAAGTTCTTAAGGCTCTAGAAGTAATCAAGACTTTAGTAGACAAAGCAAAACAATTTGAACAACAAGGAAATTAAGTTAATATAAAGTAGTTCATGTTTCTATAATCCTTATAGACTATAGCCCCTGGCTATCTAAACCTGGCCAGGGGTTTTTAAGGTGTGGGGTAGCTCAGTTGGCAAGAGCATTTCACTGTTAATGAAATGGTCGCAAGTTCGAATCTTGCCCCCACAGCCAAATTAGGAAGCTACAATGAAGCCAAAAAATAATACACCAGGACAGACTCGCTATTTAACTCTCAGGTTATACTTCCCTAAAGATAAAGACGTTTGGTGCCAACAGATGATGTTTGCTCAACCTCTTGATAATTTCATTGCAGGATTAAGCTTAAAACCAGAAGTAAAAAGAGACTTATGTCAAAAAGGAGAAGCTTCTTGGTTCGGTCCTAGTGGTGAAAGATTTAGAATGACTATAGATGAACAAGCTTTTGAAAATACTTGGGGTAGAAAAACCAAAGATATAGCTAATGCAAGGATATATCTCAATTGATCGAAGTAGAAATATCAGTAGCAAATAAAAAACATGAGTCTTTTGTGTATGCTACCTGGCTTCACAGCTTTAAATACAACTCCTATTTCTGTAAACGAATCAAAACCAGTACCTTTTTTAAGAGTCACCATGACGTTATTAATAATCTCTTAGAAAGAAAGACGATAAACATCCTTGTCGCCACCCCATCTGGAGATAGAGAAGTGGTATTTGGCTACTTAGTTTATGAAAGAGGACCTATAGATACAGTCCATTACATCTATATTAAGAAGAACTTTAGAGGTTTTAAGATAGCAAATAAGCTTATTTCAGAAGCTAAGATTGATTTAACGTCTCTTTGTAACTTCTCTCATTGGAGCTTTGATGCAGATTGGATTATTCAGAAGTTTCCAATGTTAGTTTACGATCCATACTTAATGTTTAAGGAGAAAATATGGCAGGACCAGGTAGACCCAAACAAGATTCCCTAGATGCAATGATCTTAAAAAGAGTAAAGCATGCAACATTCCATCAGGGAGTGCAGTTTAATGGTAAAGTGTTTAATTCTTTGGATGAAAAGGTACATGCTCCATATGACATTCAGATGCATGTATTAAAGAATGGATGCTTATTAGTTAGAATGGCTATTCCAAGCCCAACACAAGCCGCTAAAATGGAGCAATGGATTATTGGAACGGCCATGTGGCATTCAATAAAGATTTCAGATGAGGAATGCAGCACTTCTGAAGAATGAAATTATCAGATGAAGACGCAAGATTATTTCAGAAGTTTCTATCTCTAAAAGATCCATTTACTCCAGAGTCTTATTGCTTTGAAAAGCAGCTAAGATTCATTCAAGATCCTGCGAAGTTTAAGCTAGCTCTATGTTCTAGAAGAGCGGGTAAGACAGTTGGCTGTGCTGTAGATTTAATTAGAACTTCTTTAAGTAAAGAAAATCAAAAATCTTTATACATTACTCTATCTAGAAATAACGCAAAGAAGATAGTTTGGGGAGATCTAGTTTCTATTAATAGAGATTATGATTTAGGTGGGAAGACTAACGAAGCAGATCTTTCTATTCAGTTTAAAAACGGATCTGTAATTTATCTGTCTGGAGCAAATGACAAGTCAGAGATAGAAAAGTTTAGAGGGTTAGCTCTATCTCTTTGTTACATTGATGAGTGCCAGTCTTTTCGATCGTATATTAAAGAACTCATTGATGATGTCATTTCAAAGTCTCTATTCGATTATAACGGGACGTTATGTCTTACCGGAACTCCAGCGCCTACGCCTACTGGCTATTTCTATGAATGTTATAAATCTAAACAATGGTCTGTGCATGAATGGACTATGTTTGATAATCCCTGGATTAAGAAGAAATCTGGATTAGAGCCACAGGAGTTGTTAGACAGAGAATTAAAAAGAAAGGGCGTTACTGTTGAAGACCCAAGCATTCAAAGAGAAGTGTTTGGGAGATGGTGTATCGACAGTAATGCATTGGTATTTAGATATGACAAAGATCGGAATGTATATTCAGGCGTTTCCTTTAGTGGTCCTGGGTGGAATTTTATTATTGGTGTGGACATTGGTTTTGATGATGCGGATGCTATCGCAATTATTGGTTGGAATGATCGATATGATTCAAGTTATCTTGTTGAAGAACTCGTATGCAGTAAACAGGGAATTACAGAACTTGCGAACCAAATATCGAGTTTTATAGAAAAATACGATCCTCGTGCAGTTGTAATGGATACTGGCGGACTAGGTAAGAAGATTGCAGAAGAAATGAATAAGAGATTTAGTCTGCCTATTAAGCCAGCAGAGAAGTCTCGTAAGTTTGAATATATTGAACTTTTAAATGACGCATTAAGAACTAAAAAGTTCCACGTGGAACAATCTTCTAGGTTTGCACAAGATGCAATGCTTGTAGAGTGGGATAAAGACTCACCAAACCCTAAAATCTCAGATAGATATCATAGCGACATTACAGACGCTGTCATTTACGCATGGCGCGAGAGCTTACATTGGTTATATGAAGCTCCAGAGAAGATTATTAAGCCATACACAGATGAGTGGTATAAAAAACAAGAGAAGGATATCCTAGAAAAGGCGATGGAAGATCTTAATAAGAAGAAGTCTAGAGCAGAAGGTAATTTTTTATTTGATGAAACACTTTCAGAAGATATAGACTGGTATTAAAATGGATATAAAACTCTTAAAAAGTATTATAAAATTGTGTAAACAGCACAAGATTAAATCAATTTCTTTAGAAAATCTTAAGATAGAGTTTAGTGAAGATACTAGAGAATATCAGCAAACCAATACACAGCAGCAAATCAACTTAATTAATTCAAAAGACAAAGTGCCAACTGAAGATGAATTGTTATTCTGGTCATCTCCAGAGCAAATAGATGTAGAAGCTAAGCCGCCAACTATTTAACTTTGGGGATATAAATGGCTATAGATTATAAAAGCTTTGGGCCTAACGGACCTGCTGCACAGGCTCGTGGTGAACGTCTTGAAATGCGATGGTGGCTTAAGAAAGGTGACGAGCTAGCCCAAAGCGTGGCTCCAGTGGTAGAGGCCCTTTCTCAATATGACTCAAGAAGGCAAACTCAATACCAAATATCCACAAGGCTATATGGCAATATCAGTCTAATGGGACTAAATGGCCTAAGCTATTCTAAGATTGCTGCATCTCAAAATACTCTAAAAGATAGAATTAGTTACAATGTAGTTCAGTCTGTAGTCGATACGGTCAGTGCAAAGATGGCTAAAAATAAACCAAGGCCATTATTTCTAACCTCAGGTGGCGACTATAAGCTTCAAAGAAGAGCAAAGAATTTAGATAAGTTTGTAGAAGGCGTGTTCTATGAAAACAATGCCTATGATCTTGGTAAGGATATATTTAAAGATGCCTGTGTCTTTGGAGATGGCCTTGTTCATGTCTACGAAGAAGATGGAAGAGTTAGATTTGAACGAGTAATCCCATCTGAGATCTATATAGATCAGATGGAATCTTTCTACGGCTATCCTAGACAGATGCATAGAGTTAAGAATGTAGATAGAGCAGTGCTTATGGATTTATTTCCAGAACACAAAGGCTATATAGAAATGGCTAACTCTTCTTCTACAGATCTAACTGGAGTTTATAATAACGTAGCAGATCTAATTACAGTCATTGAGTCTTGGCACTTACCTTCTGGTAAAGACGCAACAGATGGCCTTCATTCAATTGTAATAGCTGGAAGAACTTTATTTTCAGAAAAATACACAGCTCCATTTTTCCCATTTGCTAAGTTTTCATGGTCTAAAAGGCTATATGGATATTTTGGACAGGGCTTAGCTGAGCAGATTCAAAACATTCAATTAGAGATAAATAAGATCCTTTGGGTTATTCAACGCTCAATGCACATGAATGGAACCTTTAAGATCCTAATGGAGAATTCTTCTAAGATCGTAAAGGAGCATTTTTCAAACGATATAGGAGCAGTGCTTTGCTATACAGGAACTCCTCCGACATACCTTACCCCTCCAGCTGTACCGCCTGAGTATTATCAGCATCTACAGACATTAAAGGCTTCTGCATATGAACAAGCAGGTGTATCGATGCTATCTGCTACATCTACAAAGCCATTAGGATTGAATTCAGGCAAAGCCCTAAGAGAGTTTAATGACATTGAATCAGAAAGATTCATGGTTGTAGGTCAGGCTTATGAAGACTTCTTTATTAATCTAGCAAAGCTTGTTGTTTGGAAAGCTATGGAGATTGCAGAAGAAACCAAACATTACAAAGTTAAATATGTTCAGAAGTCTGTATTTAAAGAAATCGACTGGAAAGATATTAGTCTGGATGAAGATGATTATGTAATGAAGATCTATCCAACTTCTTCATTACCACAAGATCCATCTGGTAGACTTCAGACTATTCAGGAATATGCGCAAGCAGGATACCTGTCTCCTAGACAAGCAAGAAGGTTGTTAGACTTCCCAGATCTTGAACAAGTAGAGGACTTAAATAACTCCTCTGAAGAACTAATCTCTAAAGTTCTAGAGTGTATTATTGATGACGGGGAATATACAGCTCCAGAGCCAACTATGGATCTAGTGTTGGCTAGAGAAATGGCTTTGGAATACTATAATCAGGGTAAATTAAGTGGTGTAGAGCCTGAAAAGCTAGAGCTTATCAACACATTCATGGCTCATATAGATATTCTAATAGAAAAGGCAAAGCCTCCGGCTCCTCCTATGGCTCCAGGTCAGCCAGGAGCTCCTCAGGCTTCACCAATGCCTATGCCTCAAAGTGATTTAATTCAAAATGTCCCAGGTATTACATAAGCAATTATATAAAAAATGGAGAAGTGACTTCCTATGAAGCTAAAGGAATATACAAATGAGTTTTACAACAACTCCAGTAACAACCACAGGAGAAGAACTAAAGTCTCCAATTGCAGTTAACTTAAACGAATCAAAGGAAGTAAGCTCTAAAACAGAAGAAAAACCTACCGAAACAACAGAAAAGAAGGATCTTTTTAGCGAAAAGTTCGCAATGTTGTCTAAAAAAGAAAGAAAGATCTTTAAAGAAAGAGAAGAATCAAAACTTCTTAGGGCCTCTATAGAGAAAAAAGAACAAGAACTAGCCGAAAGAGAAAGAAGATTAAAAGAATGGGAGTCTATTAACGATCCCATTAAGGCTCTACAAGCAAAGGGCTTTACATATGATCAGGCTACAGAGTGGGTATTGAATAACGGTAAGCCTACTCCAGAACAAGAAATTGGATCTGTTAAAAAAGAAATAGAGGAATTTAAAAAGCAGCAAGAAGAAGAAAGAAGGCTTGCTGCTGAAAGACAAAAAGAAGCTCTATTATTAGAACAAAAGGCCGTTGTAGATACATTTAAGTCTTCAATTGAGGATTTTATCACTGAAAAAGCAGAAGACTATGCGCTTACTAAGCTGTTTGACCAAACTCAGCTTGTATATGATACAATTGAAGAATATTATGAAAGAACGAAAAAGATTTTATCAATAGAAGAGGGGGCAAATCTTGTCGAGAAATACCTAGAAGACAAGATCCAAGAAGCAAATAACTCCCCTAAATATAAGAAGCGACAAGCACCTAATCCTACTGGAGATAATTCAGAGGATGGTTTTCAGCACACAAATCAAAAAACGCAGACACGTACCTTAACAAATAATCAAACATCTACGGGGCCAAGCTTTCTATCTCCAAAAGTGGAGAACGACAGAATGGCCAGAGCTCTAGCAGCCCTAGGTGGAAAATAGAAAGGCACTCAAATGGCTCAGACGTATTTAGATTTAATAGCCATGAATGCTGCGTTAAAAGAACTCTATGACGGACAGTCAATCGAGAACTTGGCTTATGCAGATAATCCATTCTTGGCAATGGTTCCTAAGAAGACGGAATTCGGCGGTAAATACCTCCCTATTCCAATTATTACTGGCGTATCACAAGGTCGAAGCGCGACGTTTACAACTGCACAGACAAACCAAACATCTGTTCAGATTCAAAGCTTCCTATTGACCAGAAAGTCTGACTACTCGATTGCAACCATTGATAACCAAACAATGCTTGCTTCGAAAACAGACAAAATGGCGTTTTTGGAAGGTGCGAAACTTGTAGTAGACGGTGCAATTCGTTCTGCAACCCTGTCTCTTTCTTCTGCATTGTTCAGAAGTGGAACTGGTTCTATCGGACAAATCAGCAGCATTGCAGTTGGTGTAATTACACTTTCTGATCCAAACTCTGTTGTTCAGTTCGAAGTAAACCAAGTTCTACAAGCTGACGCTACAGACGGTGGTGTTCCTAGGGCTGCATTGGGTTACGTTATTGCTGTAAACCGATCTGCAGGAACGATTACTGTATCTGCAACTGGTCTTGGTGGTGCTGCTGGTTCTCCAGCTTTGTGGGCTGCTAACGACTACTTGCTAGTACAAGGTGACGTGAATGCAAAGATCTCTGGTCTTGCAGCATGGATTCCAACTACTGCTCCAGGCGCTACTGCTTTCTACGGTGTAGACCGCTCTGTTGATGTTACCCGTTTGGGTGGAGTTCGATATGACGGATCTGCTCAGTCGATCGAAGAAGCTTTGGTTGACGGCTCGAACTTGTTAGCTCGAGAAGGTGGAAAACCAGATGTCGCAATTATGAGCTTTGCTTCTTACAGTGCTTTGGAAAAAGCATTGGGAGCTAAGGTTCAATATGTAGACATGAAGGGCCCTGCTGGAATCGCATTCAGAGGCATTATGATCAATGGAGCTAACTCTATGATCAAGTGTTTCCCAGACAGAAACATGCCTTCGCAACTAGCCTATTTGCTGCAACTAAATTCTTGGACTCTTCACTCTTTGGGTGATGCTCCAATGATTTTACGTTACGGCGATGGGTTAGAAATGCTGCGAGTAAGCAACGCAGACGCTGGGGAAGTTCGTGTAGGTTACTATGCTAACCTTGCAACGAATGCACCTGGCTGGAATGCTGTTGTTCAGCTTTCTGCTTAATTAGGTATTAATTGAGGAGGGGTGGGGAAACTCATCTCTCCTCTCTACCTAAAGATGGGGGCATCCTTTAGGTTTTGATTTTCCGCCCATTAAGGAAAGATAAAATGGCAAATCGTTATTATACACAATTTAGATATTCGTTAGAAAAGGCAGTTGTAGATTTATTTGGCTTTGTAACTTTTGGTGCGCTAGGAGCTCCAACTCTTAGCGCTGTAAAATCAAAAGGGATTAAGTCTATTACAAGAACTGGCGCAGGGGCATATGACATTGTGCTCGGTACTGGTAGTGCAATGGATGTTTACAATGCTTTATTGAATGTAGACTTCTGCTTTAAAAACGCAACCGCTCCAGCCGCTCCTCTTATGTATGTAGTATCGGAAACTGTAGCAACTCCTAGTACTGGTAAAATTAGTGTTCAATTTACCAATGCAGCAGGGGTAGCAACAGACCCAGGAAACGGCGAGATTGTTTATTTGAATGTTCAATTAAAGAACAGTACTGCGCAATAAGGAGTATCAAATGATTATTCCAGATAAGAAAAAGGCAGTGTCTGTAATCATTGCAAAAATGGGTAAGCCAGGTCATCAAGAAATGGCTCCTGAGCATGAGATGGATGAATCAGATGGAATGCTTAAAAGCATTGCTGAAGATTTAATTGCTGGAGTTGAAAGCAAGTCTGCTCATGAAGTTGCAATGGCTCTTAAAGCTGCGTTTGAGCATTTAGAATCAATGCCTCATGAAGAAGTAGAGCATGAGGAAGAAGAAGTAGAGTAGTTTTTCATAAGGCTAGGGGGTTAAATTCCCCCTGGCTTTATTATTGGAGGACTAATGGCAAATCCAACAGCGATTACTCTGCAATACTTGTTAGATTCATCGAGACAAAGAGCAGATCAAGTAAATTCAAACTTTGTCACCACACAAGAACAAACAAATTATGTAAACGCATCGTATGCAGAGCTATATGACCTTATTATTCAAAAATATGGGGATAACTACTTTGTACAGACTCCATATGCATTTGTAACAGACGGAATTAATAATCAGTTTGCTCTTCCAGATGATTTCTACAAGCTATTAGGAGTTGATCTCTCGTTAGCAAACACATCCGACAGCTTTATATCAGTACCTAAGTTTGAGTTTGGAGACAGGAATAGATATTCAGTCCCTAACTTTCAAAGCTTTTATGGAGTAACAAACCTTAGATATAGAATTAATGGAACGAAAATTTGGTTTACTCCTCTGCCTGGGGGAGGGCAGACCATTAGGCTTTGGTACATTCCTAAGATTGTGTATTTAGTTAATCCAACAGATGTAATGGACGGAGTTAGTGGCTGGGAAGAATACATTGTAATCGATGTAGCAATTAAGATGATGCAAAAAGAAGAATCAGACGTGAGTGCTTTAATGGTTCAAAAGCAACAAATGATTCAAAGAATAGAGTCTGCTGCTGAAAACAGAGATGCAGGTAGACCTCCCAGAGTTGTTGATAATCTATATTCTGATTTGTGGTGGCCTACTGGTAGTGGAATTGGAAGTGGTGGTTATTTTTAATGCGTCCAATTAAAAAGATTAACTCATCTAATTATGAAATCAATACAGTACAAGATCTTCTTGGTTCTGTTGTTGACGACCTATCTAAGGTTAAAATAATCGATGGTAACTTTTTAACTTCTGTTAGCTTAACTGCTGGCGTTGCGAATCCAGTTTCGCATGGGTTACAGCGGCCTGTAACGTTTTGGATTGTAGCAAGGCAAAATACTAATGCGACTGTATGGGAAGATACTAGTCTAACTACATCGTCTCTTTTATACTTAAGATGTTCGGCATCTTGTGTTGTTAACTTGTGGGTGGGGTAATGCTTCAAAAGCAAAATGTAGCAATTACATTCCAAGGTGGGGTTGATACAAAAACAGATTCTAAAATGGTTATGCCTTTAAAGCTAACCGAATTAGAAAATGGGGTTTTTGTAAAGGGTGCCACCATTCAAAAAAGGAATGGGTACACACAAAAGACTAAAGACATTTTAGGGGCAGTAACAACTCTTGATTCTGTAAACAAGCTATCTACGTTTAAAGATGAATTGTTAGCGCTAACAAGTAATGGTGTCTATTCTTACGCAGCTGCGCAAGACAAGTGGGTAAATAAGGGGTTTACTAGTAGTGTAGAGGTTACATCTAATGCAATCTCTAGTTCTAATACTGCCCGTGGCGCAGAAAGTGCCGATGGATCTAGGAATGGTAACTATAAGATATTTGCGTGGGTGGACGGTACCTCACTATATGCATCTGTCCAGGATTTGGCGACGGGCAACTTTTATCTAACGGATCATCTTGTAGCCACCCTTGGCATAAATACATGTTCAATTAAGTGTGCAGCAATTGGGACTTATCTTGTTATTATATATAATGACAATGGAACTCTGAAGTTCACAAGAATAGATACAACTAATCCAGTAATATTTAGCGTTCCTGTAGTGTTAGCTGTAAACGCAGCTCCAGCTGGATTTGGATTGTTAGATGTTGCAACACTTGGGGCTACCTTAGTAGTAGCCTATATCGAAACATTTGTAGCCGATGTTAATGTATTGACCTGTGACTCGGCTGGCCTTGTAATCGATACCTTCTCTACAACTCCTGGTGGGGCACTAGATTCTATCTGTATCTGTATAGATGCATTTAATTCTAGAGTCTTTGTTACTTGGAACGGCAATGCAAATGGAATTGAATATACAGTTTTAACAGCTACCTTAACCGTGTTTTTAGCAACAACACTTATTACAGGTGTTCCTGCAAATGCATTCATTCAAACAATGAGCGCTATCTCAAGTGCTCCTGGACTAATGAAGCTATTTTATTCTCAAATTCAGGCTTATGGATTCCTATTAGGCTCTGCTGCTTTGGATGATTATCATATAGGATACGCCGTAGCTACAGATGCTGCTGTTATCACCTTAAATACTAATCTAGTTAGGGGTCTTAGGGTTTATAGTAAGCCGTTTGCTTACGGTGGGGAAATTTTTGTACTTACAAAGACAAGCTACTATCTTCAATCAACTTATTACTTAATAGATTCCACAGGTAGAATTCATGCCAAATCCTCTTTAAATGAAGCAAATGGATTTCTAAAGATAGCAGAATGCGCATCAAATGTGATGAGCAACATAGGTAACTCCTATTCAATAGCAGTAAACGTTGCAACCAG